GGAAAGATCAAAGTTATATTTCCCAGCTAGGAAAGCAACTGTGAGACCTCCGACAATTATAAAGAATTTAGTTACCACAGTCTTTCCTACATCCTTGTAGAAATCATCTGTGATCTGCTTAACTGCCAGCCTAGCTGCCAAGGCTGCAATTTGTTCTTCGCGCTCAGACAGTTCAAATCTTGACATAGGTGGGGTACTCATAGTAGTTTAAGAACCGATCAAGCCGTGAGTGGTTGCATCATCAAGCAACGCTTTTACTACTGCTGCCAACTGTGCAAGAGTTACAGTGGCAGTGTCGAATGTGGTACGCTGACTGGTACCAGTAGCAGGGGTCCAGCCAGTGCGACGAGCACCAAGAACCTGAGTGCCAGCAACGCGGTAGACACGACTAGCTGCTACGTTGACGGAGCCAGCAGCATCTACGTTTCCAGCAGCGTCAAAAGCTACCGGTACGTAGTCCAGTGCACCTTCTGCGATATTCCACGCTAGTGCGTAAGCTTGCAGATCAGGTAGAGCTGGTGTGAGTTTCACCATCGGCATGGAGAACGCTTGATTCCCCTGAGTACCCCAGATAGCTATGTTTGCCATGACTTATCCTATCGCATTGCTGATGTTAAGAAGTTAGCTATGAGCTGTGGTTTCAACTGGGTCTGGTAGAACTTAGAGTAGCTCGCTGCTTTCTCTTCATTACCATTAGTCGAATACAAAATACTTGCTGCAGAGTAGACTATAGCATCTGGGGCTAATTGTGCAATCCAGGAATTATAGTGTTCTCGCCTAATAAGAGGCAGCTGGAAGTATTCAAGCAGGATACCGCTAGCAGGTACAGATGTTTTCACATTGACAGAAGTACCTGCTATGTAGCAAACGTTAGTCTTAAGCTCATGATAAATTGCGTCACGGATGTCACCAAGCTCGATAATCTCTACTTCTGGAAATTCCACAGGAGTAAAGTTATCGTCCAGTAGGCGCACGGTGCTTAGGCCGCGCAGCCTGGGAAACTGCGACTGTGCGTCAATGGAGAACTGGTAAGAGGGATTAGGAATTCGGACGGCAGCAGCAACCAGATCTCGTGGATAGGCTGCATCTGAATGTACGCTGAGCGTAGCTGTTCTCACAGCAATAGCGATTTCAGCGGCCAAGTCAGGACGATTAGTGAGAGTCACTACATCATCAACGATGCCATCGTAGAGGTCAGTTTGCATAGTCATCCGAATCTCCTAATACTTCTCGGATTACTTGGTAGTAGCAGAGATTGTCTTGGCCAAGTTTGCTTGCGCCGCAGCAACCGCAGGAGAGATGGCGCGCTCAGAAGCTTCAGCAGCATCCACAGCAGCTTGAGCTACTTCTGGAGCAAGGGCTTTCACAGCGGTCTCTTCCTTGACATTGACCACAGCAGCAGTTTCTTCATCAACGGTGGCGATAGATTCGCGAGAGATCTGAGCTGTAGGAGACGCGTGCAGCTCATCAAGCTGCTCGATTTCAGCTGGGTTGCTAGTGCTGTAGTGGCCGTGGCCGCCTTTAGGCCCCATGAATCGCAGAACGTCACCATTAGGCATGATGAAAGTGCTGCCAGCAGTTAATGATACGTAGGTGTTGAGTTGTTTGGTAGACATGATTTGATTTCCAGTTGATAAGGGCACCAAAAAGACAGGAGCTAGTTGCCCAGCTCCTGCCATAAAGTAGCGATTGCTCGCCACACCTTGGAGAGATTAGCCAGCGTTACCGGCGGTGAAGTTGTACAGCACTGCATCAGCAGCAGGATTCTTAACCAAGCATGTCAGCTCAGAAGTAAGAGTACCGCCAACTGCGTCAATACCGTTGTCTTGTGCAACACCACCTTCCATGTTGAATTGCTTGTTGCTAGTCTTGCGACCGTTCAAGTATGCAACGTTGAAAGTTGCCAGATCTACCACGAGTGCCATGCGAGCCCAAGTAGAAGATTGACCATAAGCATTGAGCAGTGGATGCTCAACAATGGTGAAGCGACCGCGAGGTATCTTGAAACTATCAAATTGCAGACCCCAACTAGTCTGACCATCTTCGATGAAGTAAGTGCCGTTAGCGCGGAAGATCTGATGCAACACGCGACGAGCGAAACCACCCACAAACATTAGGCGTTCGCCGATGCTCTTAGGATCAGTCACTTGGTTGAACACTGGATCTAATGCTGCTTCCAACTGTGTGTAGTTGGTAGTAGCTGCCAGAGTAGTGACGTTACCGGGAAATGCCTGGGTTACGTTAGAAACCAAGCCATCCATGGTGTGGAAAGGCTGACCGTTGCGAGCACCGAAGAACTTTTGACCGAAGATCAAAGACTTCTCAATATCCACAGCGTGGAACATTGCGCAGTCTTGTTTGGATTCAGCAACAGCAGTATCACCAGCGATCATCATGGTAGCACGGGTAGTCTCAGAGACAGCCCAAGTGTTACGGAAGATCTGTGTGAAATTAGTCACACGCTGGGGGATAATGATGAGAGATGCTGGACGCAACGAAGCTTCTTCGTAAGCATTGCCAACCATCCACAAGCTAGTTGCAGAGTTGATGACGGCCGGAGTTACCGATCCGATCGAACGCTGTACTGCTACTTGTGTAGGGCTGATAACACCGGTGATCAGGATGTTCTCGTTGGTTGTATCAGCACGAACCAACATACCGGGGAGGATGTTAGCAGTAGATGCAACGTTGAGAACCGTGTCAGCAAGCTGCACAGCGGCAGTAAGCAACAACGATGGAAACAGCATGGTCTTGCTGTAGTAGCCATGCTCGATCTGAGCAGCAGACTCTTCTTTCAAGAGTGCTGTCAATCCGAACAGTGGAGCTGAGCCGTTAGGCATCAGTCGTGTGATCATTGCGGCGTAAGATTTCTTAGCCAGATCTTGCGGAATTACCGCAGTATTAAATACACCAACAGGCATGGTATTCTCCTAGAGTTGCGAAAGTTGCAAAAGTTGTGATTAGATGGTAGCGCTGAACAAGCCTTCCACACTGTAACGTGGGAAAGAGGTCAGTGCTGGTGCACCAGTAGCAGTGGCGTTAGCGTTCAACGTGAATGTGCGATTATTCAAGTTAATACTGGTAACAAAGGCGTTGGCAGGAATGCCAGTACCAGTAACACCTTGACCGACCCGAAGCACCGAAATTGCAATGGGATCAAGACCAGTTACGAGGTTCGAGGCGTTGGTAGTAACTGCGTTGAACGCTTGACGAACACCGTCACCAAGAACGGTAATAAGGTACTGACGCACAGACGAAACTGCCATGTTGACGTTAGCGCCAAGTACGCAACCTTCTCCGGCAGTTGGAGTGTCCGTGAAGGCAACAGAGTTACGCTTGGTGAGGCGGAAACTGTCACCAACGCCGAACGACGGGTTAGCTAGCAGCAACTGGTCAGCAGTTGGGAATATATCAGCGTAGTTACCTGTGGGGCCAGTGCGGTTGATGAAACCACTGGTAAGTTGCGGAGCGGTGATAGTATGGTTACCTACCGTAGTGATGTTGGTGACGACAATCTGATCAAGGACGCCATCACCGGGACCTTGGGCACGTACATCATTGCCTCCAAAGTCTATGCGAGCACGAATAAAAGACATAAGAATCTCCTAAAAGATTAAGAAAGAAACAAAGGATTTATGTTAAAACATTAGGCCCAAGTAGACCAATCAGTTTCACCCGCTTTGACAGCAGCCTGTTGCTGGCGATTTTCTGGTAGATTCTCCACAACTGCTTGGGAGAAACCTGTGAGGAAACCAGCAATTTGCTTATTGATGTCAGCAGCAGAGGCGGTTGGGTCTTTTGCCATTGCCATCTTCTTGAGAGAAGCTACAAGTGGCTGAGCCGCAGGATGTGCGAATACAGGATTCAGATCTTCTTGATCTTGCAGCTGTACTGATTTGATGTGAGTTGGTAGTGAGCTGGTAACACGCTGATTGTTAGCAACTACTGCTTGGTTGATTAGCTGACCGTTAGACATTGTCATGCCAACGACAGCTTGACGGATACCTAAGTTAAGAGCTTCTGCAAAAGCAGCAGCATCTCCACCTAATGCTTTTTGAATTGTCTCGGCAGGAATTCCAGTGGTGAAATCCATGCGACTGGCAGATTCTGTGATCTTGGTAGGATCAAAGTTGAAAATTGGTTGTCCCAGTGGGTCAGCACTAGGAGCGATGGGTTTGCCATCAGCGTTAGTAGCACTTTGCCACAAAGCAGCGTATTGGTCCAGTGGGGAAGCAGGAGCTGCTGGAGGTGTAGGAATAGTAGGAGCTGCTGGCGCAGGAGCAGGTGCTTGCTGTCCTGCTAGTGGTGTTGCAGGAGGTATACCAGTATTTCCAGCATTCACAGGAGTGCCAGAAGATGATGGGAAGATAGAAGAAAGAAAGGACATGATTTACTCCAAGGGTGGTGTGGTTACTGATCGCCGCTTGCAAGTTGGGAGTATGCATTGCTGCACTCTGACAGCAGTGAGATAAGAGTCTCACGCTGAGATTGCATAAACACAAATCCCGACAGTTGCCTGAATAGCTCGTTCTGATCTCCGAGAGTAAAGCGCGTAGTTGCCAACTGATCAGTTAGGCGCGCTATCTCGTTCTCAAAACGTGCAATGGTTTCAGGAGACAGGAGATTAGCTCTAATCTCTTGCTCCGGTGTTAAGATGTTAGCTTTGTAAAGCTGCGAGAAATCTTGTTGAATGTTAGCCATTATTGCTCTCCAGAAGGTTTAGCGGCAGGTGCAGCTCCGGGACCAGCAGCTTGTGATGCTAGGCCCATTTGCTGCATGTATTGTGCTTTCTGTTCGTCGTTCCGTTTGAAACTGTTAAGCCAGTTGGCACCCTTCAGCTTCATAGAATATACGAACATGCCCATAAGATCGTACTCCACTCCAAGCATTGGTAGTGCTTGCGCACCTTGGAATAGCATTCCCATAGTCTCACCACTCATCATCTTATCGGACGGCAGATAACCATCAGAAAGAGCGAATGACATGTTAGCTTTGCGAAGAACTTCCGGATCAATTGGTACCTGCTCTTTGGTGTCACTGTTAGTGAGATTGATAGCAGGCTGATACTGGAGGACGTTGCTCTTGATAATCTCTTTGATTGGAACAAAGAAAGAATACTCTAAACCCAGTGCCATCATGCGATTGCGAGAGCCTGCATTACTCATGACAGTTTCAAACTCACTGCGAGTCTTATTTCCTTTTTGGAACTGACCCTGTGACACGCGATTCTGGCCGTTTGTGATATCTCCCATTTGGGCGATTGTCTGCGATAGATTTACAATCTCAGCAACACCATCATCACGATAGGGAACTTGGTAAATTGCTTCTGCCAAAGTTTTACCATAGGCAGAATTCTTTACTGGGATGCGAGCAACACTAGAGACTTGATCAATATCCTTCTTATTAATGCGAGAAGGATCATAGAACATGCGATCGTAAACCTTACGACGCTGTGATTCAAGTGCAGAGTTCATAAGTGAGGATGCTACTTCCTGCGTAGGAGTTACATTCTCAGCAAAAGATTTAGACTGCCATTCCATGCCATCTGCTGATGGTTTGCAGACTACGATTGGCAGGTAATTGTGGGCATTGGTTTGGCGCTCAGCAAAGATAACTACTTGACGGTTGATAATAATGAATTTCCAAATCTGCACATGGTTGCGATTCTTGCCGCGAATGGCGAAATCTGATGGGAGAATGCGAGCATACAGAACTGTCCATTCGTAAGCATTCTTGTAAGCAATTCCAGTTCCTTCTGTTGCTGCCAGTCCTGCCCATTGCATCCAGTCATGAGCTTGGCGGTCACCAGTAGGAAGGAGAGCACCGGGATTTATGCTGGGCATAAAAGTAGCAGCAGTGCGGTCTGTATCATTGGCGTTTGCAGGACCAGCAGATTCCAATGCTTTCCGAAAGTTCATGGTGCCGAGAGCGGGCAAATCTTCCATGCGTTTCTTGGTAGCAATACGCGACAAGATTTCTGTGTAGGATGCATACTCCCCATCAGTATGATTCTTTTCTGGGGAGACGCGAGTATCCAACACCACGTTGTACATATTAAGACGCTTGAGATAATTCCCAGCGTAGTATGTTTCTGTGGGAGTTCCTTCTTGTAGGTTGTTTTGCTGAGGTGTGGTGACTGAGAATAGTTTACGGTTTTCCCATACTACCTCAACTGCACCAACATCATATTTCAGGCCGTCTCGCATTGTTTGTAAAAGTTCGAGGGGCCATCCACAGCGAGTAGAATTCTCACCAATGATGGTATCCATCATGGTCATAGCATCTTGCTGCTCTGGCGGCGCAACAGTGCCAAAAATAGGGTAGCCTGATAGAAACACTTCTTGCAGATATGCAAGTGCCGTCTCCACGTGCGGCATCACTACTGGGACTGTGATGTTTTGAATCTTGGTAGGATCACCAGACTGGTTAGCAGCTTGTGCTTTCCGCTGTGTCAGGGAGTTATCATTTTCACGATAATATGCTTTATCTCGCACTTCCATCTGACTGCGAATGTTATAAGTTGTATTGTAGGCGTTCAGCGCAGAACTGAGGTAGTGAACTACCCGTTCTTGCGACTCCTCAGATATAACTAGCGGAAGTGTGGGTGCTGACATGTTGTGTTCCTAGGTCAAAATGGTAATGCGAGAGTACCAGTATGGGACGATTCTGGCATCATATCCTCTACAGTATCTGAAATCAATAGAGGCATCCAATCAGGATAGATTTCCATTGCTTTGTAGATGTATGCTATTAAGTCTAAGATCTCATCTTTGTTGTTAGTCTTGAGTGGGTTCCACTGGGTGATCTGATAGACTACAGCAGATCGCACAGATTTATGCAGTAGGATCTTTCCGGAGAGTAGCAGTTTCAGACCATCGCGGATGCGTGCATTCTTCTGCATGCCACCAGTAGTGATCTCACCTACGTTAATTCCAGTAACTCCAAGCTGCTCGTAAACTTGATTGAACCAGAAGATCAAAGTAGCTTGGTATGCTCCACCCTCACAGATGATAAGCTGCATGTTATATTTAACAGCCATGAAGGTTGCTTGTTGGATTGTCTGGCCCGGATCAAGTTTCTTACTTATAACTTCTCGCATCACTGGGATGCCATCATAGATTAGGAACGCCCCAATACCAAGATCATCACCTTTCTTTTTACCAAGGGATGGGTCAATGATAATGCAACCACCTTGCGCTACTACATGATCTAGGTGATCTGGGCAGCTAGGAATCTTGGAGACATCAATGCCGGAGACAGTTCCAGAATCCTCATCATTCATTACTTCTGAGAAGAAGATCTCAGGATGCCCCATTTCTGTGTCGGAGCGTAGTTCTCCTAGCAGGTCGTCAAGTGATCGGTGTTCTGGCCACAGGCTGTTTCCATCTGCTAGGATTGCACCAGTAATGAAGGAGACCCACTCAGGGCTGTGTTTCAGTTGTCGGAGAATGCTTCCTTCGAAGGGATACATGTTACCAACAAAGATGAAGATACATCTGTGAGGGTGGCATGCTTTCATCAGTGTTCCTAGCATCCAGATCTTGAGCTGCTTTGCTACTTCTGGATTTGCTGCTTCGTCTCTGTTTTGCATGTCATCCATGATGACAACATCAGGACGCACGAATTTCAGGTTAAGACCGCGAAGCGAACTGCCAGCCCCAAGTGCGGCCAGAACAATATCACGACCACGGAAGGAGAACTTCTTAAATGCTAAGGTGTCTTGGTCGCAGCTTGCATTCCAACTCCCAAAGATGTTGCGAATGTTAGTGTTATTGAGCATGTCAGTAACATCAGAGAGAAAGTTCTCTGCTAGCTTTGCAGTGTTGCAGACTACTAGGATGAAGCGGCGATCAGAAAAGAGAATGAGCCAAGTGACATAGAGTTTCAGGACTACAGTTTTGGAGAATCCACGAGGAATTCCAAGGGCATATTTTGGTTTCCCTTTCTTTTCCAATGCTTCTGTGCAGATCAGATTCCAGATTGCATGGAAGAGTGGAGGATATCCGTACTCATAGATTTCTGTGAGAATCAGAGATGCCAGGAAATCTAGGTTAGATTGAGCAAGGGCACTGATAGATGCACGGTCGGAGGAGACGTCTAGGAGTTGTGAGGCT